CAGAAGCGGCTCATCCGAATCGGGTTGCGGCTCGAGCAGCAGGCGTTTCGCCAGGCGCTGCACGACCACCTATCGTCGACCGACCGCAACACCATCATAAAGAAGGCGTCTGATCGGCACGGCAATGTCGACCAGGAGCTGTCGAAAAAGAAGCGCGAGGAACGGCAGCAGCAGTTCTTCAACCCACGCTTCGAGAGCATGAAGATGCAGGCACGGCGCAAGGGTCTCGACTGGACAGACTGGTCGGACGAAACCCGTGCCAACGCCGGCAGCCACGCGCACAACGTCGCCCTCAAGTATACGAACCTCTTTGTCGAGGATGTCGAGAAGAGGAAGAAGCGCGGCAAATACACCGACAAGCATATCCTGCTGCTAACGCCAGAGGCAGAGGCCGAACGCGCAGCAGGTGTGTCGAACGACCAGTGGATGGTGCCTGTGTTCCAGGTGCTGACCGAAAAGGCTATCCCGTGGGGGTCATGGATGAACGCGCCATATCCCAACGACGATGAGCTGTGTGATCTGGTGCCGCTCGTCCGTAAAGCGAACAAGGCGCAAAACGCGGCGATACAAGAGGCTCTGATCAACGATGAGATGCCGTTGGTAGTCGAGGCAGTCAACGCGCTGCAGGATGTCGGCTTCTGCATCAATCAGGATGTCTGGGAAGCCGTGCAGTGGTGCGTCGAGGAGAAACTCGAGCCTGGTGATAGCTTCTGGAAGCTGAAGAAGCTGGACTTCCGCAAGCCGGCGGCGGTGAACGACAACGGCGACGACACCAACACGGATGACGAACTGCTGACCAAGATTATCAACGGTCAGATCAGGGAGCATAACCGGGCAGTGACGTCCGGCGTGGTCATGCGTGGCTATATCGAGGACACGGTGAAGATGCTGAAGTCCAGCACCTTCTATGTACCGATGAACCTCGACTTCCGGTCTCGCATCTATCCTGTCCCGGTGTTCAACCACTACGGCCCCGACCACATCAAGGCGCTGCACTACTTCGCACACGCCAAGCCGATAGGCGAGAAGGGCCTCTACTGGCTCTTCATCCACACGGCGACGGTCGGTGACTTCACGCGGCCTGATGGCCGGCGCATCAGCAAGCTACCGCTCGAGGACCGCATCAAATGGGTGTCGGATAACATCGAGCAGCTGCTGGCTGTCGGGCGTGATTTCCGTGCGACCTATGACTATTGGTCGGCGGCGGACTCTCCGTTCTCGTTCCTGGCTGCTTGCATCGAGCTGGTGCGGGTCGAGGAACACGGCCTGGAGTTCCGCTCTGGACTGCCTGTGGCGATCGACGGGGCGTGCAGTGGCTATCAGCACTTCAGCGCCGCTATGCGGGCGACGAAAGAGGCCCGCCTGGTCAACCTGATGCCGACAGACGAGCCGGAGGACATCTACCAGTATATCGCCGACAAGGTCATTGCAGTCGTCGAACGTGACGCTGCGCGTGAGCCTGCAGATGCAGATGACATCGTGCCGACAGTCGCCAGGCTGTGGCTCGAGCATGGCATCACCAGGAAGACAGTGAAAAGGCCGGTCATGACGGCATCCTATAACAGCAACGCTTACGGGTTCACCGATCAGATCATGAGTGACCTGATGAACCCGCTGTTTCAGGAGGTCCTCGAGCAGAAGCGCGACCGGCATCCGTTCGCGGTTGACACTGATCGCAACGGCTTCCGTGCAGCGCAGTATCTAGGTCGCATCGTGTTCGATCAGATCACCAGCAACCTACAGGCGGCGACAGAGGGCATGGAGTTCTTCAAAGCCCACGTCAACGCCTGCACGGCCAAGGGTGAGCATTTCAGAATGAGGTCGCCGCTGAACTTCCCGTTCTTCCAGGGCTACACCAATACGCGCCGGCTGAAGATTTTCCCATCGATGTGGTCGCGTGGCGTCTATCGCCGCGTACAGGTCACGCTGATGGCGGAGAACGATAATGAGCCGCCGCAGGGGTACAAGGTGGAGAAGGTCAAGGACACGCCGCCGGTGCATCGCACTAACAGCGAGAACGCGATCAGCGCCTCTGTGACCCACATGGCCGACGCTTGTCATATGCAGATGACCATCTGTGCTGCCAGGCGTGAGGGCATCACGAACTTCATGATGATCCATGACAGCTTCGGCACGGCGCCAGCCGACATGCCGCTGATGTTCGACATCGTCAGGGATATGTTCGTCGCCCTCTATGAGGATTACGACCCCTTCCAGGCCGTCCAAGAGGCGACGGATGACATCGTCAACTTCGACGCCAAGGGCCAGCGGATACCGCCGTTCGTGCCCAGCGAAGACAGTATGGATGTCATCCCCAACCCCGACTACACGGTCCTGCCACGATGTCCTGACAAGGGCAGCCTGGACCTGAAGAAGGTCGCAGACGCGATGTTCTGCTTCATCTGATCGGCCTCCCGAATTGATTGGACCCTTTGAACCTGGCGGCTCGCCGTCGGGTTCTTTGGTTCGACACAAAGGAGGTTTCGATGAACGACCAGACGCTATGGGCGATGGCCCAGCTCTACATGGCTCGAGACCTGCTTGTGCCGATTGACCTGTTGGCGGAAGCCGACAGCAGGGGGCTGCTGCTGACTGAGTTCGACCAGCCCCGTTACCCAGAAGGAGAAGACAATGGCAACTTTGCCAAAGAAGAACTTCATGACCCCGCAGACAACACTGGCTTATGCCTACTTGACTGCACCTGACACCGCTTTCGATGCCGCCGGCGTGTTCAAAACTGACTTCAAGTTGATGCCGGACGCAGCCAAGCCGCTGCTCGATGATATGCGTGCTGTCGCCAAGGAAGCCTTTGGTGACGACGCCGCAAAGATTGCGCTGCCCTACAAGACCGACGAAGAAACCGGTGAGCTGACCTTCAAAACGAAGTCGAAGTATCAGCCACGGTTCGTCGATGCGTCGGGCAAAGGTGTCGACCCTGGTTCAATGCCTGTCGTCTATGGCGGCAGCGAAGCCCGTCTCGCCGGGAACATCCAGGCATATAACGCGAGTGGCAACAAAGGCGTAACGCTGCAGCTGGCAGCCGTGCAGGTGATCTCACTGGCTGAACGGCAAGGCGGAGCCGACTTTGGTGCAGTGGAGGGCGGCTTCGTCGCCTCGAATGACAATGCTGAAGCCGGTGAGGCCAGCTACAACTTCTAACGGCGTCCAGCGCCGTTACCGGAGTGGCTTGGAAGAGGCTATCGCGCACCAGATTGAGTCCGCAAATCTTCCCGTCATCTACGAAGAGACAACGCTCGACTACATCTGGCCGGCACGTCCTTCCAAGTACACCCCGGACTTTCAGGTGGGAGACATCCACCTAGAGGTCAAAGGTCTGTTCGATGTCCAGTCGCGTCACAAGATGCTCCTGGTCAAGCAGCAGCACCCCGACCTCGACATTCGCTTTGTATTCAGCAACGCCAAAGCCCCGATCTACAAGGGCAGCCCGACGACTTACGCACAATGGTGCGAGAAGCACGGCTTCCCGTGGGCGGACCGCCGGATACCTGACGAATGGCTATGGACCCCTGAACAAGAAGGAGAGAGCGATGGGAATGACCCGCCGCAAGAGCCAGAACCAGCAAATTCTGGAAGCCCTGCAAAAGGGTGACGCAATCACGCCGATGTCAGCATTGGCTCGGTTCAATTGCTTCCGCCTAGCGACCCGCATCTTCGAGCTGAAGGCGCTGGGTCACGACATCATCTCGACGCCGATCAGACAAGGCGACAAGACGTTCGCCGAATATCGGATGGCATCGTGATGGAGGGGCAGTTGAACAGTATGAATATCGAACGTGACAAGGGCACGTTCATCCGACACGACGCCTGCCCGGACTGCGGCAGCAAAGATGCCCTGGGGGTCTATAATGATCATACGTACTGCTACAGCTGCCAAACGCATACGTCAGCGGAACCCGGTAGCCAAGGAGATGAAGGCGCAGCCGGGCCGCTGGCGGACCAAGACAAAGCCGTCGGCCAAGGTCTACTCGAGGGCACGTTCCAAGCGATACCCGCAAGAGGACTGAGCGAGGAAACCTGCCGCAAGTTCGGCTACATGGTCACCAGCCACAAGAACCAGCCGGTCCAGGTCGCAACCTTTCGCGACAAGTCCGGCCGCCCAGCAGCGCAAAAGATACGGACCGCCGACAAGCGGTTCTCCATCCTCGGCGATGCAAAGGGCATGACCTTGTTTGGCAGCCACCTGTGGAACAAGGGCAAAATCCTGACCATCTGTGAGGGCGAGATCGATGCGATGTCGGCCTCGCAGGTGCAAGGGCACAAATGGGCGACAGTTAGTTTGCCTAACGGCGCGGCGTCGGCTGCCAAAGCCATCCGCGATAACTACGAATATATCGCCGGCTTCGAGACAGTGGTGCTGATGTTCGACCAAGACGAGGTCGGGCTACGCGCTGCTGAAGCCGCCGCAGCGGTCTTGCCTGTCGGTAAGGCCAAGATTGCCAGCCTGCCGGCGAAAGACGCCAACGAGTGTCTGCAGCAGGGCAAGGGCGGCGACATCATCAACGCGGTCCATCAGGCAAAAGACTTTCGACCTGATGGCATCGTGGCAGCTACCGATTACCGCGAGGCGGTTGGTGTGGACGATGCTGCCTCGTCCGTCACTTATCCTTACAGCCTGTTGAACGAAGTCACGCGAGGGCTGCGCAAGGGAGAGCTGGTCACCATCACAGCCGGAAGCGGTATCGGTAAAACCACACTGGTGCGAGAGATTGCACATCACCTGCATGTCGATGGTAATCGCATGGGCCTGATTATGCTCGAGGAGTCCAACAAGCGGACACTTCAAGGGCTGACCGGTATCTTCATGTCGAAGAATATCACCATCGACCGGACCATGGTCGACGACGATGAAATCACCACCGCCTTCGACATGCTGTTCGGCCCCGACATGCCGCCGCTGTATCTCTATGACCATTTTGGTTCGACGGATGTGGAGCTGATCTGCAATCGCATCGAGTACATGGTCAAGGCGCTGGGCGTCGAATGGATTGTATTAGACCACATCAGCATCCTGATCTCCGGCCAGTCGTTCGGACAGAACGAACGCACGCTGATCGATATGGCGATGACCAAGCTGCGCACGCTGGTGCAAGAGCTGAACATCGGTCTGATGATCGTCAGCCACCTGCGCCGGCCAGACGGCAACCAGGGGCATGAAGATGGCGCACAGGTTCGCCTGGGCCAGCTGCGTGGCTCACATTCTATCGCGCAGCTGTCCGATATCTGCATATCGATGTCGGTCGATCCAGACGAGCCGAACAGCGACATCCGCCACCTGAACATCCTGAAGAACCGGTACACGGGCCAGACAGGTCCCGCCGGCACCCTGAATTACAACCGCGACACAGGACGCCTCCTCGAGGACGTCCTGGCGCAGCTGACGCCGATAGAGGCAGAAGGAGACGACAATGCCAGTGAGTGATCTTTTCGACGAGCCAGACTGGATGGACGACGAATACACCACCATGACCTTCCTCGAGTACGAGGAGGCGGCGATGAACCACGCCATCTATGACAACGAGCTGGTCTACCCCGTGCTGGGTCTGGTCAGCGAAGCTGGCGAGGTGGCCGACAAGGTCAAGAAGCTGATGCGCGATGACGAAATCGAAATCGTCGACCCCGCCATCGACCTTAACTTCGAACAGAAAAAGGCTATAGCTCAAGAGCTGGGCGACGTTCTCTGGTACATCACGGCGGCTGCGGGTGACATAGGTTACGACCTCGACGAAATCGCGCAGCTCAACATCGAAAAGCTGTCCAGCCGCAAGCGGCGTGGTCGGCTGAAAGGCAGCGGTGACCATAGATGACACGCATAGCCTTCGACCTCGAGTCGAATGGCTTCCTCGATGATGTGACAACTGTTCACTGCATCTGCACCGAGGACCTCGATAGCGGCAAACAACGGGCGTTCGGTCCGTTCGATATCGATAAAGGTCTCGACTATCTGATGAAGGCTGACGAATTGATCGGCCACAACATCATCGCCTACGACCTGCCAGTCCTGGCAAAGGTCCATCCCCGTTTCGATACCGCCGGCATCAAGATCACCGACACGCTCGTCCTGTCGCGTCTCATACGCGCCGACTTGCGTAACGATGATCACGGCGCCGGCTACACGCTCGAGCAGCTCCACAAGCGTCTTTACGGCTCGCATAGCCTGAAGGCGTGGGGGCTGCGCTTGCGCGTGCTGAAAGGGGATTATGGCGAGACATCAGACTGGTCGGCCTGGTCCGAGGAGATGCAGGCATACTGCCAACAGGACGTGACCGTCACTGTCGCATTGTGGAAGCATTTGGCTCCCGAAACCTGGTCGCAGCGGAGCATTGCCCTCGAGCATAGGCTCGCGGATATATGCCACCGCATCGGCCGCGCCGGCTGGACCTTCGACAAGAAGAAAGCCGGCGAACTTTACGCAAGCCTGTCGCAGGAACGCGCGGCATTGCAGGACGACCTGAACGAGCTGTTCCCTCCGTGGATCGTCGAGACACCGTTCGTACCGAAGGTCAACAACAGCAAGCTGGGCTACCGCAAAGGCGAGTTGTTCATGAAGGAGAAGGAGGTTCGGTTCAATCCGAACAGCCGCAAGCACATCGAGCATTGCCTGCGCCAAAAGTACAGCTGGAAGCCGAAAGACTTCACGCCGTCCGGTGACGCGAAGATCGACGAAACCGTCCTCAACGCACTCCCATACCCTGAGGCCAAGAAGCTGGCTCACAGCTTCCTGGTGCAAAAGCGTATCGGCATGTTGGCGGAAGGCAATAGCGCCTGGCTGAAGCTGGCGGTCGATGACCCCCAGTCACCTCGCTTCGGGCTGCTACGGCACACCATCAATCCCAACGGCACGGTAACAGGCCGCGCCAGTCATTTTGGGCCGAACCTGGCCCAGGTCCCCGCAACACGCGCACTATACGGCAAGGAGTGTCGAGAGCTGTTCACAGTGCCGCCGGGCTATGTCCTGGTCGGCGCTGATCTGTCCGGCCTCGAGCTGCGTTGCCTTGCGCACTTCCTGAATGATGGAGGTGACTATGCCAAAGAAGTCATCGAAGGCGACGTCCACACAGCAAACATGGCTGCCGCTGGACTTGCCACTCGCGACCAAGCCAAGACCTTCATCTACGCCCTTCTGTACGGCGCCGGAAACGCCAAAATCGGATCGATCGTCGGCGGTAGCGCAAGAGAAGGCGCAAAGCTCAGACAAAAGTTCCTCGACGGCTTCCCAGCTTTCGCTTCCCTTTTGAGGGCGGTCAAGGCGGCGGTCGACACCAAGGGGCACCTGGTTGGCCTGGACTACCGCAAGCTACCCATACGCAGCGAACACGCTGCCCTAAACACCCTGCTGCAATCAGCCGGTGCGCTGATCTGCAAGAAGTGGGTGCAGCTAATTGACGAGAACCTGAAATCCAGCGGCATCGACGCCGAGCTGGTCGCCTGGGTTCACGATGAGACGCAACTTCGCGTCCGGAAAGGTTATGAACACGATGTCGGTAATCGACTTAAAGACTGCGCGAGAAAAGCTGGAGAAGCGTTCAGCTTCACAGTGCCAATCGACGCAGAATACGGGGTCGGACCAGACTGGTCAGCTACCCACTGAAGACGAGATGCTCGAGGTCGTCATGGCAGTCTACAACCTGCTGATGACGGCCAAGCAGCGGCCTTTCACGACCAAGTCGGATATGGCCCGTGCGGCGGCCGACGTCGTCGCCTTATGTGCGTCGGAGCAGCTGCTGTCGACGATGATGCCCGACGGTCACTTTACCAACGTCTGGATGATCACAGAGGACGGGCTGCAATGGCTCGAGGGAGCCAACGATGCTCTTGCTCCTCGACACTGACATCTTTGCCTATCAGGCAACGACCAGTGCGGAGACAGAGGTGGACCTGGGCGGTGACATCTGGTCACTGACTATGGACATGCGGCAGGCGAAGGACACCTTCGAGGCCACAGTTGATGGCATCAAGGACCGCCTAAAGACCAACGACGTCCTGTGCTGCATGTCGGACCACGCCGGCAACTTCCGCAAACAGGTGTGGCCTGACTACAAGAGCAACCGGCGGAAGTCGCGCAAGCCTGTCGGCTACGTCGCGTTCTGCGACTGGGTGCGGGAAACCTATTCGACCGCAACCAGGCCGATGCTGGAGGCCGACGATGTCATGGGCATCATCGGGAGCAAGCCTGGCAACGAGGGCAAGGTAACAATCGTTTCCGACGACAAGGACATGAAGACCATACCTGGCCGCCTATATCGGCCCATGTCGGATGAGCTGCTCGAGATCAGCGAGGCCGACGCCGACCGATATTTCCTGACACAGGTGCTCACCGGCGACACGGCAGATGGATACAAAGGCGTGCCCGGCATCGGCCCGAAGAAAGCCGAAACAATAATAGGCCCCCGGCCGCACTGGGGAGCCGTCGAGAAAGCATACATCGACGCAGGAATGACCAGGGACGACGCGCTGCAACAGGCGCGGCTCGCTCGCATCCTGCGTTGGTCCGACTGGCATGAAGGAGAGCCGAAGCTATGGACACCATGAAGCAAGAGACCTTGCGACACGAAGCCTGGATGAAGGCGAAGGCAGCTGAAGACACCGGCCACCCAATAACGAAGGCGCCGGACATGGTGAACCGGCCGCCGCACTACAACACCGCTGAAATAGAGACTATCGACGCCATACGGGCTGCGACTGGTGACGGCTACCACTACCACCTGCAGGGAACTGTGCTGAAATACCTGTGGCGATATCGCTACAAGGGCAAGCCGCTTGAGGACCTGAAAAAGGCTAGGTGGTATCTCGACCGCCTGATCGACGAGTATAAAGACTAATCCCCGAACTGACGTGCGTCACAAGACATACGTTGATAAGTCTCCTCGGGATCATTTTCCGAGCCAATCCGCTGGTCAATCTGATGGACAATATAGCAATGCATGTAGCCGTATTTCGGATGCAGCATCTGTAGGAAGCGGCGGTGGTGCCTTGCGTCACAATAGAAATCACCCTCGACAGGCCGTGTCCCATGAAAGACAGCAGGCAAACATTTCTGTCCCAGGGTGATGGACTCTGACATTAAACACGCAGCCGGTCTCCCATAGACCGTCATCGGGGGGCCTTCTTGGTAATACCCACCAAGATCACACTCACTGGCCGCAGCTGGCACTTGTATAGAAGCTGTGACGGCCATCGAGACGATTAACGATCTAATCCACATCTTCTGTCTCCCTAAACTATCTGCTGAAAGGATACCCATGAAACATGGCCTTTAGAAACCAATTTGCTGAAGACATCTTCAACCTGAAATACCGACACGAGGGCTGCGAAACATGGGCAGCCCTTTGTCGTACGCTGGTTCACGAAGTCTGCGACGGGCTGATGCCCAAGTCAGAGGTCGAGGACCTGGTCCAGTATATGACCGACATGAAGTTCCTGCCTGGCGGCCGCTATCTGTACTACGCCGGCCGTGACCCAGAGACCCGCTACTACAACAATTGCTTTTTGTTAAAGTGCGAGGAGGACACGCGGCAGGACTGGGCGACCATCACACAGAAAGCCACCAGCGCCTTAATGTCCGGCGGAGGCATAGGCCTGGACTACAGCGTCTATCGCCCGTCTGGAAGCCACCTGAAGCGGACAGGGGGCAAGGCAAGCGGTCCGCTGCCGGCGATGGAAATGATCAACGGCATAGGCCGGTCGGTCATGCAGGGTGGGTCGCGGAGGTCGGCCATCTATGCCTCGCTGCACTGGCAGCACGGCGACGTGAAAGACTTCCTGAAGATGAAGAACTGGTATGACCAGAAGGCCGGCGACACGACCATCGGCCAGCTGAAGGAAGCCGACTTCAACTTCCGTGCGCCGATGGACTTCACCAACATCTCCGTCAACTACGACACCGCCTGGCAAGACCAGTATTGGAACACAGGTGACGTGGGTGAGGTGTTCAAAGAGAACGTCCGCCAGGCCCTGTCGACGTCGGAGCCGGGCTTCTCGTTCAACTACATGAAAGACGACGAGACGCTACGCAACGCCTGTACTGAGGTCACTAGCGCCGACCCAGATGATGTCTGCAACCTCGGCTCTGTAAACATGAGCCGCATCGATACGGTGACGGAGTTCGCTGACGTCGTCTTCCTAGCAACCAAGTTCCTTTTGTGCGGAACCATCAGAGGCAAAGTGCCCTACGAAGCCATCGAGCGGACCAGAGAAAAGAACCGCCGGCTGGGCCTCGGCCTGATGGGTATGCACGAGTGGCTAATTCAAAGAGGAGAACGCTATGAAGTTACCGATGAGCTTCATAAGTGGCTGCACGTCTACAAGACGGTTAGCGACACTACCAGTCGATCTTTTGCTGATCAGTGTTCAGTTACCCGTCCTGTTGCTAACAGGGCCATTGCTCCTACTGGCTCTATCGGCATCCTGGCTGGTACATCAACGGGGGTCGAGCCGATCTTTGCTGTCGCCTACAAGCGACGGTATCTCAAAGATGGTGAGCGATGGCATTACCAGTATGTTGTGGACTCTGCCGCGCAAGAACTGATCGACCGCTACGGCGCCGACCCAGACAACATCGAGTCAGCCCTAGACCTGGCAGCCGACCCAGAGCGGCGCATCAAGTTCCAGGCCGACGTCCAGGACTATGTCGACATGAGTATATCGTCGACAATCAACCTGCCGGCGTGGGGCAGCGACCTCAACAACGAGGACACTGTCGAACCGTTTGCGGACATGCTGGCACGGTATGCTCACCGGCTCCGTGGTTTCACCTGCTATGCCGATGGTAGTCGCGGGGGTCAGCCCCTGACGGCTGTCCCGTACAGCGAGGCTTCGAACCGACAAGGTGAGGAGTTGGTCGAGACACATGACATCTGTGACATCACTGGTCATGGCGGCAGCTGCGGCGTCTAAACTCAAAAAGCTCTCAGACAAGGTTACTGAGGGCTTTTTTTAGTTTTTAATTATTGGTTATCACTTGGGTAATTAAATTAGGTGAATGTTTAGAGTACAAAATGAGGACAAAAAAAGAGACGGAAGTTGCCTTCCGCCTCTTTTGAAAAACACTATCGTGTTCCTCTGACAAGACAATATATGGACGTAAGGTTTACTAAAGTAAACATTTTAAATTTACTATTAGTCAACAAATGTCACTGCGTCTTTAGTGCGTTTTCCCAGCGTTTCTGGGGCTTTCCGATTGTTTCATAATTAATTGGACCCATTGAAAGGGAGGTCGAAAAGTGCACTCTCGTCCTTCCTCCTACGACCACTATCGAAACAACATATAGAAAACTCGAGTTATCATTTGGTGATTTGTTGTCGGTCTCAATTGGACAGACAATTGGTTACAGTTAGTGAACGAAAGAGACGTAGGCTGCTGTTGCTGCTGCGACAGCGAACAAAAGCGCAAAAGATTTCTTTCGAGACTTTCGTCGGAAATTTGGTCGGGTACTGATGGCGTTCATCGACTGAACGCGTGTGAAGTCATTGCTCATAATGTCCTGCCTTTTGTTAACCCAGGCTAGTGGCGAACTGGGGTACCTCGAGCGTAGTCCCGATTTGCAACGAAGACAAATCGACCCTCAACAAAAAATTTCAGATCGACCTAATGGCTAATGTCCAGGGGAGGGGAGGTGGGTGCAGACATCCAGTATCACTGCACCACGACTATCGAGTCCGATCAGCGTCTTAGCTGATCGTGTCGGCCGCAGCGGGTCCCATGCTGCCTCGATCAGACCCCCGGTGGGTCGAAATCGAGGTCGACTTCAAAATCCCGCTAAAGCTCGCTTGTTGTTTTTGTTGTCAGGCTTTCTCGAGGAGAGAGCCGCCCCTGAAAATAAGGAATTAAAACTATGGCACTTGAGACAGGCACACACATCAGTGACCTGAACGCCGCCAATCCGGTGTCGACTGATGGTCTAGCGCAAGCTGACGACCACCTGCGCCTCATCAAGTCGACTATCAAGGCGTCGTTCCCGAACATCACAGGCGCAATGAACGCTACACAGGCTGAACTGAACGTCCTCGACGGCATCACAGCGACAACGGCTGAACTGAATATCCTCGACGGCGTTACCTCGACCGCAGCCGAGATCAACATCCTCGATGGTGTGACTTCGACCACAGCCGAACTGAACATCCTCGATGGTGTGACGGCGACAGCGGCTGAGATCAACATCCTTGATGGCGTTACTGCGACAGCTACAGAGATCAACGTCCTTGATGGCATAACGGCAACCACAGCCGAACTGAACCACATGGACGGTGTTACATCGAACGTACAGACCCAGATCGACAATGTGGGCGGTGGTCTACTTGATTATGCAATGTACACGAGCAGCGGCTCCATAGCTGTTCCGTCTGACTGTTCGAAGCTAGTGATTAAGGCTTCCGGTGGTGGCGGTGGAGGCGGTGGTCGAGCAATAGGAAACTACGCTGTCCAAAATGGCAGCAACGGCGGTGACACTACCGTCACGCAGTCAACGCTCGGTATCGCCATCACAGCCAAAGGCGGTCTTGCCGGTCAGGGTGGCACCGATCCTGTAGCAGGAAAATTTCAGACCGACTCCACTGGCGGCTCTGTCCTCAGTGGCGGTGGTTCCATCGGAGGCAACGAAGGTGGACACATGGGTAGCGTAGGCGGCGGCTCTAATGGTGGCCCCGGTAGCCTTGTAATCAAGGAAGTCGACAACCCCAGTGTCCAGACGATCTCTTTCACCGTTGGTGGAGGGGGGTCGGCTGGTGGCACGGCACAGAGTGCAGGGGTCGGCGGTTTCGTTGAATTTTGGTTCTTTGGCTAATCTAGGAGGTCAATCATCATGGCTATCTTGCCAGTGCGTGACCTCGGTTCCGCAGGTGTCATCACGGACACTGCCCCATACAACATTCCGATCAACGCTTTCTCGACCGGCATTAACGTGCGGTTCGATGAGGGCAAGGTGCGTCGTGCGCCGATCTTCCGCAAAGTAAAAGAGAGCCTTGGCTTCACCCCACGTCACGCTTTCGGCGTTGTCCCGGCTGCGGGCTACGACACAGTGGTGATGGTCTCCGACGACTACGCCATCCACGAATACGCAAGCGGCACGGTTACCAACCGATCAGGCTCCATCAGCGGCTCTTCGGACCCCCGGCCATTCACGGCAACGCAGCTTGCTGATGTCATCTACTTCAACAGGCCAGACAGGGTTCCGGTATTCCGTGGTCCGGCAGGAACTAATTTTGCCGACCTGACAAACTGGCCGTCGAACTACCGTGCTGAATCACTACGGTCCTTCGGCGACTTCCTCGTCGCACTTAATACGACCGAAGGAACCACGTCGTTCCCGAACCGGGTCAGGGTGTCAAATATAGTCACCGCAAATTCCGTCCCTGACAGCTGGGATGAGACAGACACAACCCGGTCGGCACTTACGAACGACCTAGTCGAGATGAAGACGGCAATCGTCGACGGCGCCGTGCTTGGCTCCAACTTCATCATCTACTCGAGTGACTCGATCTTCCTCATGGAGTTTGTCGGCGGTCAATTCATCATGAACTTCCGCAAGCTGTTCACTGACGCCGGTCTGATCAATCAGAATTGTGTGGTCGAGGTGGACGGAAAACACTACGTCTTTGGCCCCTCTGACATATACGTTCACGACGGCACGACGAAGCAGTCGATCTGTGATGAGCGGACCAAGAATTTCATCTATCAGGGCCTGAACAACCAGCGGTCCAATGCCTGCTTCGTGCAGCACAACGTGAACCTCAACGAAATCTACTTTTGCTACTCATCAGGCGATCAACATACAGCGTTCAATAACTCGACACGCTGTAACAGGGCAGCATCGTTCAACTACCGGAACAACACATGGACCTTCTACGATCTGCCAAACGTATCTTCAGGAACTACCGCGAACGTCAACTCCGTCGCTACCTACGCAACGGCAACTGGCCTTACCTATGATCTCGCTGGTTCGTCTTACTTCGATCAGCAGGATAACTTCGACCGTCATACTTTGATGGTGGGCGAGGACAACACAGCAGACGGCCTCACAGGCGACAAGCTGTATGGTGTCGACCTGAGTGACGAAGGCAAGATGGCCTTTCAGGTAGACACTGAGGCAACGAAGCCCCCACTGCTCGAACGCACCGGCCTTGATCTCGATGAAACAGGATCAGCAGCGACCAACTACACTGTCGTCACTAGGCTCTACCCGCAAGCTGACACGATCAACACATCGAACACCAACCTGACATTCCAGTTCGGCGCGAGTGACATCCCTCGCAACACCCCGACCTACGCCTCCACGGTCGACTTCAACGTCGCCACAGATCACAAGATCGACAGCAGAGCGGCTGGCCGCTACCTGTCCTACAAAATGACGCTAGGGGCCACGGACTACAAAGACTTCGAGTTTAGCGGCTTCGATATCGACGTGACGCAGACTGGAGCTAGATGATGGCCCTGATCAGTCATAGAGGCCCCGCCTATTACCCTCTAAGTCAATCTCAATCTCGACACAATTAAGGAACTCGTATGGTACATCCGTATTCCCAATCGGCATGTCCATATAGCCCCATGTCCCCACCGACCTCCGTTGGACAAGATAATCTGCATCCATTGCTTTCTCGACCAATGTCTTTTCGCAAGCCGCGCGATTGTCGTGAAGTTTTGCACCCCACTGCTGGATTTCAAGCAGAAAGCTACTGGATTTTATTACCACCCAATAACGGTCTATTGCATGGGCACTCTGCGCGAATAGCCCAACACCGATGACAAATGCAGCAAGGTATTTCATAAGATCACCTCCAGATGAAAGGGGCCAACATCATGTCACTTTCAGACAAAACGAACCTACTAGTCCAGAATTACGTTCGCCGTCAGTACCCAGAGTTCGAAGAGGGCATCAGACGGTTCATCGCTGACGAACTCCAGCGCATCGAACTCTCAACAACATCACTCGCCAACGCCTCTATCCAAGTCGCAGACAATCCACCGACCAACCCAGTCAAAGGGATGGTCCGCTACGCCGTGTCGCCTTGGGACCCACTGGGCAACGGCTTTAGCGGCCTTGTCGTCTACACAGGGAACGCTTGGGCGGCAGTATGAGAGTTCCTGTCGTCGAGCGGGATGCGTACACAATTTGGTTTCAGCCCTATGAAGATGAAGACGGTGAGGTCATTACCTTCATCCACTGCGAAATCCACACGCCGTGGACCAAGCAGGTCAAACTGGCTGTCGCCGCAGACTATGCACAGCTGCGCGACATGAACCGGCAGACGTTCTACACCCTCTCAGAACCAACAGACACCAAACACCATAAGTTCCTGACCATCTTCGGCTTCAAGCACCACAAAGACGTGCAGCTGGGGGATGGGTCGGTGAAGCACATATTTATTTCGGAGAAGTAACATGGGAATGGACCCAGTTACCGGCGCAATCGTCGGCAATGTAGCCGGTGCAGCAGTCGGCGGTATGTTCGGCAACAAAGCTGCGAAATACCAAGGCGCAGCTGACCGCTATGCAGTCGATGCGCAGATGGCCCCGTTCCGTCTGAAGCAACCGTTCTTACAGGACCTTTATTCAGGTGGACAAGGCGCACTGAATGATGCGCTAGCCACAGGAGCGTTTACCGGTTCGACATATGCCGGCCTCGACCAGATGCAAATGCGCGGCGTTACAGGCATGGGAGCGTTCGGCGATAGAGCAATGGGCCTCGGCTCGTCGTTCATGGACACCGGTTCAGGCTTTGCACAGAACGCTCAGGACATCTTCAATCGCACACAAGGTCGGACACTCGACGACGCAGTCAACTACGCAACCAGCAGCCCACAGGCACAGGCTATGGTCGATGCAGCAATGCGCGACAGCAGCCGCCGGCTCAATGAACAGACGCTACCTGGTATCGACAGGTCGGCATCGGCAACGGGCAACACACGCAGCTCCAGGGCAGGCGTAGCCGAAGCATTGGCTCAAAGAGCCTTCGATGACCGCCGAGCTGATGTGGCAAGTAATGTCGGACGCGACCTCGTGAATCAGTACCTCAGAAGCGATCAGACTGACTTCAACAACATGGTGCGAGCCAACCAGGGTCTCCGTGATGTCTTCGGCGCAGGCACAACACTCAGCCAAGGTGGCGCTGATGCCCTCACATCGGCTGGTGGCATGTTGCAAACAGATGCACAAGGCCAGCTCGATGCGCAGCGCGATCTATTCGAACGACAACGCGACTTTGCAATGAATCAATATGGCGTCTTCGGCAATCTGCTTGGTGAAGCGCCGAATGTCGGCCAGGTCCGCGCATCCACAGCTAACCCGTACACTGCAGCGTTGTCGGGTGCGATGATGGGGGCAGGCTTCGGCGGCAACATGATGGACTACTTTAGCCAGAACCGGCGACCGTCTTACGCGGCAACCGGCTTCATGGGGCCGCAAGGCTATCAGTCCTACAACCCGACCCCGCAGGTGGCGGTGTCTAGTTACTACTAATGTCACTCGGGATACTTTCCGACTCGACGCTGCCCCTTCCGATACTCCTAGACACAGTCAGACACTCTGAAACAGGGCATCTGTCCCTCGATCAGGCCCGCACAGCCCGCAGCAGGGCGGGTGCAATCGGTCCTTACCAGTTCCTCGAGCGTTTCTTGCCTGAATTTGGCTATGGGATGCCGACTGACATCCCTGTTGCTGACGTCCAAGACCCAGATCGAGCCAGGGAACTCGCCGGTCAATACATCACCGGCTATTCGCTGCACCACAACTTCAGAACGCCGCTGCAGAAACTGGTCGCCTACAACATGGGGCCATCGGCTGCTGCGAAGTGGATAGCTAGAGGCGAGAACATCGACGAGCTGCCCCTCGAGACCCAGCAGTACATCACCAGGGCAGCTGAATATCTGACCCAGAACCAACAACCGACTACAGAGGAGCCGCAGATGGCTAACAATACGCTACTGGGGCTGCCTTTCGATATGGAACAGTTCGAAGTCCTATCCGGCATGGCGGCTCGAGGTAATCCAATGGCTGCCGCTGCCGTGGAGCAGATGGCAAACGAGGAAATGAACCGGCGCAGGGCTGCGGCTCAGAGTGTAGAGACAACTGCCCCTCAAGGCGGTGCTTTATCAACGGCAGCCAACGCACAATCGCCCAACCCAGCACTGACGACTGTTCAGGCTGCACCAGCTCCACCTACTTCCGCTCCCGTGCGTATACCGATCACGCAGAACAATGGGTTCTCGATGAACCCCATGCCGCCAGCCACTAACCGACGCGATCAGTCGATGTTGGCGATGCCTACTGCCCCAAAATCCAACTTCAACGACATGCTGATTCGCATGGGTGCAGCTGGCCTCGATGCCAGTGCAGAAGGCGGTCTTCAAGCATTAGGCGCGATCGGCCAGGCTTACGGTGACATTAAGTCCGAGGAAGCGAGTGCCGCGCTAGAGATTTACAAGGCGCAGCTGAAAGCTATGGGCAAGAAGAAGGGCGGTGGAGGTGCGGCAGCAAGCGGCGCAGCCATCGTCAACGACGACATCGGCCGTGCCCTGACGCTTCTACAAGACGATAACGAGGGCTTCTTCACCAATCTGTTCCAGGGAGACTTACTTCCAGCGACAGGCTTCGGTGCATACCTGGCAGGACTGCCAAATACTGACGCAAAAGCATTGTCGAACAAGCTGCGGACCATCCAGGCAAACATCTCATTCGACAAACTGCAGGCCATGCGAGAAGCCAGCCCAACGGGCGGCGCACTCGGCCAGGTCAGCACCTTCGAACTGCAGAACCTGATGGCTGTCTTCGGCTCGCTCGAACAGTCGCAGTCCAACGAGGAGCTGCAATACAATCTGCGGCGTCTTCAGCAGGTCTACAACGACATCGTCCACGGTCCAGGCAACCATCAATATGGGTCATTCTCGACCGGCGGACAGCCTTCGGGCATGACCTCGAGCAACCTGAACGCCGCCAGGGCCATCGTCGCAGGACAGCCCTAATACCAACAAGGAAATCGCAATGTCTCAGCAGGACCTGAACGCCTTCGCTGATTGGCTTGTCGCTAATCAGTCCAAGAGAGGCACGCCAGAATTTGAGACGGTCGCAAACGCTTTCCCTGAACTGGATACGCAGCTCGGTCAACGTGATGGCGCCTT